TGGGGGCTAGCATCAAAAAACTGGTCAGCAACCCACGGGGATGACATGGCCCAGTGGATCGACGCTGGCTGCGTAGGTGAGCTGCCACCGCCTCGTAGCGAGTGGATTTGCGGAAAATTGGAGGGCACGAAATGAGTGACACACCAGAAACGGATGCGGCAACGCATGACTTGAGCGATTATGGCCCACCTGTGCCTTGTTCTTGGGGAGATTGGGTGGATGCTGATTTTGCTCGCAAACTGGAACGCGAGCGCGACGAGGCGCGGGAGGCAATTCGTGAGGCATGGTTTGCGATGGACGAAGCTGACGGCACAGAACGCATGATTACGTGGCAGAACAAAAACGCAAATATATTGGAGGGCGCGAAATGACAAACGAACAAATCAACGTAGCAATCGCTGAAGCGTGTGGGTGGACAGAAATTGAACAATACACTCAGGCAATAGATGGGTGGTACGGATATGAGCCTAATGGCGATCACTCTCAAATCCCAAACTACTGCAACGACCTAAACGCGATGCACGAAGCGGAGGAAACGCTTGATCTACAAAAAGCTGGTGTTTTTGCAGAACAGTTGCGCGTGACCGTTTATAGAACGACTCGTCTCCCTCATGTCGATAGCGGTTCTTTTGCTCATGTCCACGCTATAGCCAGTCAACGCGCAGAGGCGTTTCTGCGGACGATTGGAAAATGGGAGGACGGGAAATGAGTGAGACACAATATGAACTGGACGCATGAACAACTCCGAAAACTCGGCTACCGGCAAAACCCCGATGGCTCATTCTCTCATTCTTCAACTTCCGGGATACCTCACCCCAAGCCTCAACCGGCTTCTCGGCAAACACTGGTCAACCCTTGCAAAGGAGAAACTCCGCGCAAAAATCGCGTTACTCTCATCATTACGCGAAGCGCATGCTCGCTCCTCGACGCCGACAATTATGCAGGAGGCTGTAAGCCACTTATTGACCAACTGCGCTACGCAAAGCTCATTGCCGACGACGATCCGGAAACGGTCGAAATCCTCTTCCGGCAAGTCAAAGTCAAAACCAAAAAAGAAGAAATGACCAAGGTGGAAATTACGCGAAGCTGTGGGGATTTTAAAAGGGGGAACGACGATCTTGTCAAGACAAGTTTTGACTGATACCATTTAACATCATGGCAACAAAGCCAAAGAAAAAGGGTCGTCCAACCACCTTCACACAGCAACTCGCAGACAAAATCTGCGAACGCATGGCGAATGGGGAGACGCTTCGCGCCGTTTGCCGGCATATCGATCTCCCTGTTTCCACCGTTATCGAGTGGACAGTAAACAACAAAGCCTTTTCCGAACAATACGCGCAGGCGAGGCAGAAGCAGGCTGATTCCTACGCTGACATGATCCTCGACGAGGCATTCAATTCGCATGACGCCCAGATCGGGCGGCTCCGGGTGGATGCTCTCAAGTGGGTCGCCAGCAAGCTCGCTCCGAAACGCTATGGCGACAAGGTCGAGGTCGAGCAGACCGGCACAACAAAAATCCGAGTGATCATGGGCGGCGATGTCTGAGTCGGAATTTGAAATCCGCCCGCGCAGGCAATTCCGCTCCTATCTGGAGCGGGACAAGCGATGGGCGTGCATGGTTGTTCACCGGCGAGGCGGCAAAACCTTTGGGTGCATTCAAGACCTGCTCAACAAGGCATTCACCACCGAGCGGGCGGGTCCGCCGCTGCGGTTCGCCTACATCGCGCCGACACGCGACCAAGCCAAGGATATCGCATGGGGATACATCAAGACCTTCCTCTCGCCGCTCCCCGGCGTGAAGATCAACGAGGCCGATCTCATCGCGACCTTGCCACACGGCGCAACGATCCGGCTTTACTCCGGGGAAAGCTACGAGCGGATGCGCGGTCTTTACCTCGATGGAGCGGTGATCGACGAGTATGCGGACATCGACCCGGCGGCATGGTATTCGGTAATCCGGCCTTGCCTTTCCGACTACAACGGATGGGCGACCTTCATCGGCACGCCGAAAGGACGCAATGCGTTCTGGAGGCTGTGGACCGAAGCCTGCGGGAATCCCGAATGGTTTGCTCTCATGCTTAAAGCGAGCGATAGCGGCATCATTCCCGATGAGGAACTCAATGACATCCGCAAGGGAACTCCCGCGCATATCTACGAGCAGGAATACGAATGCTCGTTTGCCATCGGTCGCCCCGGCGCGATCTATGTGCGCTCATTGGAAAAGGCCCGCGCTGAGAAGCGGATCTCAAACGACATTCTCTGGTTCAAGGAACTGCCGGTCTACACAAGCTGGGATGTGGGCGCTCCGCTCAACCAGAAGGTGTGGGTGTGGCAGATGGTTGGCGACCGCATCAACTATCTGGAGGCGCTCTCCGGGAGCGACGAATGCAAGACGCCTGCGGACTGGGCTGCGAGGCTCAAGGACAAGCAGTATGGCTACGGCGGACATTTCATCCCGCATGACGCCGCAGCGGAGGTCGGAGGACTCTGGCAGGAGGCACTGGGCCGCAGCGGGCTGAACGGTGTCATTCCCGTTCCTCGGCAGATTTCGGTATGGGATGGCATCAACCTCGCGAACGATGCGTTCCCGCGCATTCATGTCAACGAGGCCGGATGTGCGGATGGCATCGAGGCGCTCGACGCCTACCATTCCAAGGAGGAACGCGATGGCGTGACCATCAAGGATGTGCCTGTGCATGATTGGTCATCGCATTTCTCCGATGCGTTCAGCCTCTCGCACCAGGCTATCAAGCGCGGGATGGTGATCGACCGCTCCGCGATCCCTCGCAAGGCCGAGCGCCACGAACCGACCAGAGTGATGGCAGGATTCCGGGGTGGGGGATTCGGAAAGGTCCGCCGGTGAAGCGCGAACTGGAACTCCAAATTCTCGACCTGTATCGGAGCTACCCGCAGCCACGATCCTTCGCCGAGGAGGTCGAACTCACCGCATGGAATGGCGTGGTCATCAACACCGAGGACTTCTTCATGCTCGCTCGCCCGGTGGACATTCACGACCCGGAGGAACGCTGGCGCGATGCCGCGCACGCATACCACAGGTCGTGTCAGAACTGCTGGCTGATCACAATATATTGTGGTATCAGTCAAAATAACCCTTGCAACTTTGCCCCGTATCGTCTTCCCTACATCGCATGGAGTCGGCGAGACCGCCCGCTCCGGATTTACGAAACCTCGAAACTGCTACCGCGATGCGCCTCACTGACCACGAACAAAACCCCATTCTCTCCACCTGTTTAGCATGGTTTGGAGGAGGTAAACGCAAAGGTCCAAGCAAGCAGGAAAATAAAGCGGCGAAGGCCGAGCAGGCATCCATGCAGCAGGCCGCTACACAACAAGCCGCAGCGCAACAGACCGCACAGCAACAAGCGACCCAGCAGGCCGCAGCCCAGCAGGCCGCGCAGCAACAGCAAATCGCCATCATGGAGCAACAGCGCACAGACGCTCTGGCTGCTCAAAATGCACAGATCGAGGAAATGAAGCGCCAAGCCGAGGCTAATAAGCCAGCACCGGCAGCGCAGGTTGTACAGGGAGACGCAGAAGAAGCCGTTCGGAGGCAATCGACTCAACGCCGGGGAATGCGCCGTTCGATCCTCGCAGGCGAATCTGACCAAGCGCCGATGACAGGCTACTCGACTCTTGGTTAATGCTGTTTTGACTGATACCAAATGACTGGAAACAAACCCGAACTCGCCGAAAAGGTACTCCAGCGCCACGCTGAGATGGTTCACCAGCGGGCGACATGGGAGTCGCTCTGGGAGGACATTGCCAAGTATGTGATGCCGCGCAAGGCGACGATGTTCACCCAGACGACATCGCCCACCACCGACGACGAGGCTCAACTCTTCGACGCCACCGCCGTCCGGGCGAACATGATTCTGGCAAATGGCCAACTCAGTTGGATGACACCGCTCGAAAGCCGGTGGTTCAGTCTGGAGCCGCCGAAGGCGATGGAAAGCGAGGACGAGGTCGAGCAGTGGTTCAAGCGCTGCACCGAGGTCATGCAGGCCGAACTTTCCCGCAGTAATTTCTACACGGAAATCCACGAACTTTATCTCGACCGGGGAGCATTCGGCACGGCGGCGATTCTGGTCGAAGCCGGGAAAAACAATTCCCTCAACTTCACCAAACTCGACCTCGGCAGCTTCGCGATCAGCGAGGACGACGAAGGCTATGTGGACACGCTCTCCCGCGAGTATGAGATGACCGCTCGGCAGGCCGCGCTCAAGTTCGGCATCGAGAACATCACTGACGCCATGCGGAAGGAACTGGAGAAACCCAACTCCAACCGCAAGTTTGCCTGCGTTCATCTCATCGCCCCCCGTGGGCCGGGCGAGATTGAAATGGGCAAGCGAGACGCCGAGAACAAACCCTACGCCTCGGTCTATGTGGACAAGGCATCCAAACATGTCTTCCTCGCTTCCGGGTTCGACGAGCAACCGTTCTTCGTCACTCGCTACCTCAAGTGGAAGAACAGCGAATGCTACGGCTACTCGCCATCGTGGACCGCGCTACCAGAGTGCAAGCAACTCAACTTCCTTGAAAAGCAACTCGACTCGCTCGCCGAGATTCATGCGTTCCCTCGCATCCTCATCCCAGCCGGGTTCGATGGCGACATCGATCTCCGCGCCGGTGGCGTGACCTATTTCGACCCGAACAACCCGCAGGCCACGCCGAAGGAGTGGGGAACCGGCGGGCGCTATGACATCGGCGTCGAGCGTGCCGAACACAAGCGCAAGGCGATTAACGAAGCCTTCCATGTGGACCTCTTCCAGATGTTCGCGCAGTTGCAAAAGCAGATGACTGCCCGCGAAGTCGCCGAACGCGCCAGCGAGAAACTCATCCAATTTTCCCCGACCTTCGCCCGCCTCACGACTGAGCTTTTTAATCCGCTCCTTCGCCGAGTCTTTGCGATCTTGGCCCGCGCTGGCAAGTTCCCTCCGCCTCCGCAGGCGCTCCAAATGATCGGCGTCATCCCAGAGCCGGATGTCGCCTACAACAGCAGAATCGCGCTTGCGATTAAGAGTCTCGAAAATGCCGCATTCATCCGAACAACCGAGATGCTCCTGCCTTACGCGCAACTCAAGCCGGAGATGCTCGACAACTACGATTTCGATGAGATCACCCGCGACATGGCCCGCAACGATGGACTGCCTGCCCGCTGGCTTCTCGACGAGGACATGGTCGCGCAGACCCGCGCCGCCCGCGCCCAAGCCCAACAGCAAGCCATGCAGGCCGAGCAGATGGAGCGGGCCGCGAGCGCCCTCGGCAAGGCTGGCAGCGTGCGTCAGGATTCCGCCCTCGCCCAGATGCTCCCCGGCATGACCGCATGATGGCCCCAGAAGACAAAGCCGCAGCACTACGGCGCGAACGCGAGCGCCAGAAGATCACAAACGCCTACCACCGTGTCTTCGCCAACAAGGACGGCCAGATGGTCATCGATGACATGAAGGCGCAGTTCGCCACCGACTCACAGGTCTTCCTGCCTGGTTATGATTTCAATCCCGTGGTCGCCGCCCTCCGGGACGGCCAGCGCGGCGTCCTCCTCCACATCGAGGCGATGCTCCGCAGGCCGGTCATCGCGGACGGCGACATCGAAGCCCCCAAACGCAAGGTCAAAAAATGAGCAAGAAAACAGATTCCAAAAACATCCCGCCGCGCCCCGAAATGGACCCCATGCTGGGCGACAAGACCATCGAACTCGTCGAGTGGCTCCGCGATTACGCACCGGAAGAATTCCAAAAGACCTACGCCGGTCGCTCGACCCATCTCGGTTACCACCCGCATCAAGACTGACGCGCAGTTTTGACTGATACTATTTATGGAAGACACCATCGACACCTCCGGCGAGACCTCGCTTCTCGCCGCAGCCGATAACACAAGCGCATCTCCAGATGCACAGGCGCAGCCCGCTGCGGACACCTCCACGCAACCCTCAACTCCCTCGACCGGATGGGTGAACCCGGACGGCACATTTGGAGACAAGTGGCTCGATGCCCTGCCAGAGGATTCCGCTGCCTATAAAAACTCCGTCAAAAATTTCAAAAGCGTTCCCGATTTGGTCAAGGCGCTTGGGAATGCGAATGCCCTCATCGGGAAAAAACTCGGTGTGCCGAATGAGAATTCCTCACCCGAAGAGGTCGCCGCCTTCCGCCGCGCCATGGGCGTGCCGGACTCGCTGGAGGAATACAAGTTCGCTCCAGACTCCCTCCCGGAAGGGATGACATGGAGCGACGACATGGCGAAGCCGTATGCCGAGATCGCGCACAAGCACGGCATCCCGCCATCGGCCATGAAGGAACTCGTCGCCCAGCATGCGAAGACCGAGATGTTCAAGATGGAGGCGATTCAAGCCACCTTTGAGAAGCAGCGCACCGAGGCCGTGCAAAGCCTCCAAAAAGAATGGGGGAATGATTTCGGAAAGAACATCGGACTCGCCAAGCAGGCCGCGAAGCTCGCTGGCGTGGATTCAAATTCACACGGGTTCAGCGACCCGGAGGTCGTTCGCGGCTTTGTTCGCATGGCCCAGATGATGAGCGAGGACAAGGTCGGTCGCTCCATGGGCGGCACAGAGTTTATGACCGGCGCAGCACGCGCCAAGGACATCATGTCGAATCCCGACAACACTTGGCACAAACGCTACATGGAAGGCGACCGCGAGGCCGCTGCCCTTGTGACATCTCTGCTCAAGCAGGGCTAAAAACTGCGGGGTAGTGAAAAGGTATAACACCAGTTTCATAATCTGGAATTCCGGGTTCGACTCCCGGCCCCGCTATTTTTTTTTGAAAAAAAATTTTGACTGATACCGCATCGGCGGTAATGTCACCTTCGTCAGAGCAGACAACTCCTTTGTGAATCTGCTCCCAAACCCCGATCCGACGATCCGCAAGGACAACCGGCAAGGACAGGGAGCAACCATCAGTTTCGACTGATACCAACTCAACTCAACACAGGAGACTAAAATGCCCGATCTAAACAATGTTCTGACGAACATCCCGAACCACTTCACCACCCAGTTCGACTCGAACTGGAAACACCTCGTTCAGCAAAAGAATTCCAAGCTGAAGGAATATGTGACCCTCGATTCCATCGAAGGGAAGGAGAAATCCTACAACCAACTCGACACAACCTCGATGACGCAGATCACGGATCGCTCCCGCGACACCCGGATCAGCGATCAAGTGATGGCCAAGCGTTGGATTCGCCCGCAGCAATACGACTGCGCGAAACTCGTTGACGAGTGGGACGAGCAATTCCTCGGTGAGGTCGTCCTCCCGACCAGCCCGATCATTCAATCGCACGCACAGGCTTATGGCCGCACCTGCGACTCAATCATCATCGGGGCTCTCGGTGGTACAGCATTTACCGGCACGACCGGCACGACTGCCACAGCCCTGCCTGCTGGCCAGAAGGTCGCTGTCAACTTCGTGGAGAGCGGCACAGTCGCCAACTCCGGCCTCACCATCGCCAAACTTCGCCGCGCCAAGTTCATCTTGGACTCAGCCGATGTGGATGAAGAGGAGGAGCGCATCCTAGTTGTTTCGGCCCGCCAGCTTCAAGACCTGCTCCGCACGGTTGAAGTGACCAGCGCCGACTACAACACGGTTCGCGCCCTGGTGGACGGAAACATCAACACCTTCATGGGCTTTAAATTCCGCCGCACCCAGCTCCTTGGCCTCACCTCCACGGTCCGCTCTTGCTACGCCTATGTGAAGTCCGGAGTCATCCTCGCCGAGCGCGGACTCAAGACCCACATGGACATCCGCACGGACCTCTCGCACTCCCTTCAAATCCGCTCTGTGGCCAGCCTCGCCGCTGTCCGCATGGAAGAGAAGAAGGTCGTCGAGATCGCCTGCGACGAAGCCTAATTCCCGCACCCCGCTGGCAGACCGGGAAATGTCTGCCACCCACTTTTTCAATTCTGTGATCTGACCGCGCCTCAATGACAGACATCCAAATCTGCAACCTCGCCCTCGCCCGACTCGGTGATGCCCGTATCACCGCGCTCACGGACGCGACCGCACAGGCGCAATACTGCTCGCTCTTCTACACGCAGACTTTAGAGGAACTCCAAACGGAGTTCGATTGGCAATTCTGCCGCAAACTTGCATCGCTCCCCGCCAATGCCATTGCTCCGGCCTTTGGCTATGCCCTCCGGTTTAACGTTCCCTCCGACTTCCTGCGTCTCATCCGCCTCAACGGAATCGACGAGGATGAGAATTTCTCCAAGTGGGAGATCGTGGACGGATTCATCCACACCGATCTCGCCGCGCCCGCCCAGATCGAATACATCGCCTCTGTCACCGACGCCGCGAAGTTCCCAGCGGTCTTTGTCGAAATCCTTTCCGCAAAGCTGGCCGCGAACCTCGCGATGCCGCTAACTGGCTCGAAAGAGCTTTTCTCTCAAATGGCCGAGGTTTTCTCGGCCAACATGCAGCGTCCGGTCGTCAAGGCGCTGATCCTCGCTACCGCCAATGACCGCCCATCCTCCACCCTCACCGAGGATGAACTCTGCCGCCAAGCGATCCTGCGCGTCGGCACAGCCGAGCAGTTCGGACCCTCCTCGCAGGCGATGCTGCTCGCCAAGTCTCTCTACCCGCAGGTGCGCGATGCGCTCCTCCTCGCCGGATCGTGGACATGGGCGATGAAGTCCACCACGGTCATCGAGA